AAACTGAACTTCAAAAAGCAGCAGTAGTAGCTATGGGATTTGCTGAAGATAAAGATGTAAATGATAATCAAATTCCTGATGTATTAGAATTGGCAAGAGAAGGACTTGATGCTAATATTAAAGTTAGAAAACAAGACTTAGATGAGAAGAAATTTGAACATGAGAAGGAAAATGACAAGGAAAAACTTAAAATAGAAGAGAAAAAAGTTAATAAAAAGACCACTTAACATATTAAGTGCTATTAGTGATTACTTGAAAAAGTTAAGAGCAAAACTTAATATATATTAATATTTAAACTTAAATTTGTACACACAATGACTGTAGAGAAGACAACATTAGACGAATCAATTGCAGAATTCACATGGGATGATGATGATACTAATTTAGTAGATACATTAGACAATGAAGATGCTACTATATTAACCAATGATGAAAAAAAAGATATTATCATAGGTGAAGTAAAAGAAGAAAAAGAAGAAAAAATAGTAGAAAAAGAAGAATCTACAATTGAAGATGAAGAAAAGACCAAAATTGAAAAAGAAGAAAAAGTTGATGAAACTATTGATT